ATGATGTATACCATCCGGCATCCCCGGTCAATACAAGGTCTTCAACTAATTGTTTTGAAGCTACTTTGTAGTGATTGTGATCTGGAATGCAGTCAGCTTGCCACGTTCCGCACATTCGCCCTGGATCAACGCCCCGGCTATCATCCCACCCTCGAATAAATTCCCCTCTTAAATCGGGTACCCTACCGGCAGGATAAGCTTCTGCTAACTTCGGATATACAGATTTATTAAATGTCTGGCCGTTACATGTTAAGTAGCCGGGTGGAGTGTATCTGTGGGGGTACGGAAGCGGAACTCCGATAGGGATATCGGGCGGCTGAGGATTTTCAGAATTATATTCTTTAGCCCACGCAGACCAACCGAGGCTGTCATAATATCCTCTAATATACGATTCAGAACTTCCAATCACACAATAACGTTGTGTATATCCACCTCTCAAAACAATCAATGAGCCCGCTGCCCCGCGCGGATAATTTTTCCCTGTTACTGCCCACGCCGATGATGGTTGATAATAAAGTCCCCCGGTCCTGTATGTATTTAAATCGGCGTTCTCGTGGATGGTAACGGGTTCATCAAAGATATCCTGAGACGTAATATTGATATCCCCACTCAACGCTTTGCCATTAATTTTCCGGCTACTCGGCACTGCATTCTTAGCCAATTCCACAGTTTCCGACAACCCGAGGTTTTTCACAAACGCGTTTTTGTCGGGGATGTCGGCACCGTTTTGATTTTTGGACAATCTGCTATTAGCATTGTCATTAACCTCACTAACCAGCTTTTGTGTTGCCGCAAGGGTATTACTGCTACCTGTTTTGTCTGTGAGTTGGGTTATTCCTTTTTCTGAGAGCGTGGCGTTGGACACGCTCGCAAGCTTACTTGCTGCAAGATCATAAGCTGCCTTTACGGCTTTTGGTGTAGCCGCTAAGGTTTCACTTACGCTATTTGTTGCACTACTCAGTTGTACAACTCCCTTCTGAGTCAATGAGGCATCAGGCAACGGCGGTAAATCTTTTTTTAATAAATATTGTGAGTGCGGATCACTAGCCGCAAGATGGGCTTTAAACGCATTATCACAGTAAACTTTCACTTCAATCGTGTTTTTATCAACATATTCGCGGGTTGCCAGAACGACAGAGGGATCAACTTTTAACGTGACTGATTCAGTATTGTTAACAATCAAAATCATTCTCACCGTTTGTGTTCTGCCTGAACCTTCCTGTAGTTGTGGTTTGTAGGTTTCTGGACAATTTGCTACTGCAATTAAGCTATCCTCGCTATCAAATAAACCAATTTCACGCAGCCACCAACCGCCCTCGTTTTCAGGAATAATCTGTTCAGCGATGACTTGGTTAGTGTTTACTGGATCGACGCTTAATGCATTAATTGCAGCGCGGCGCTTTTCATTAACTAATTTTGTTTGATTAGCGTCAGGTTCCGGCAATTTGCCGCCACCGTCACCCACAGCCATGTGAGTAATACTAATCTTGGTACCCAGTGCGGCAGCATTTGCCAGTTTTGCTGCGCCCGACTTAGTTAAAATGGCGAAATATTTCATGATAAAATCCTCATCGTATCAATTAAATGAACCGCTGACCCCGCATAAGCGGTACCTTTAGTCTCAATCATTTCTGGCAAATAAGGGTAAACTGTCAGACTATCGCCGATATAGCTTGTTGCCGCGCAGTGAATGATACCCGATATATCTAAACTCACAGCTAAACCAATTAAGTGACGACTAACGGGTTTGGCATCAGAGATTAAACGCTCAAGCTCTGAAAATATTTCCGCCGTAATCCCGCTCTCACGAACGCCGACTTCAAGTCGAAAAGTGCCGGGCGCATCATTTGTTTGCCACCATTCCTTTATTTGAATGAAATAGCCCAACGGCTCTACCACACGGCGGATAGCACCAATAGTGCCCTTATGTTTATGCAAAAATAGTGAGTTTTTTATTACTTCTCGCTTAGTTGTTACCGGCCAGTTTTCATCCCAACGATCAACGGACCACGCCCATGCTAGATAGGGTAATAATTCCACCGGGCAAGTGTCAGGATTCCAGAGTTGGCGAAGTGGCACAGGCACATCTTGTAATTGCGCGCATGCCTTAGCTGCGGCCACTTCCAAAACCGTAGAGCCTGTTGGCAATAGGCAGTCATTCATCAGAACCCCCTACTTTCAAGTTCGCGGCGGTGCAAAATGACACCTGAGTTTTATCTAACACCACGTCATCGGAGGGTGATTTCAATTCCACTCGCTGTACGCCTTCAACATGCAGCGCGGCATAAATGGCAGATAACCGAATATCACGGCCTAGCCGATGCTGAGTTTCTGTATAGCGTTTCATTTGCTGTTCAGCGGCGATACGAATGGGTTCAGACTCCGGTGTCGGATAGAGATAAAGCACAGCATCAATCTGATATTCAATTACCTTAGCTGACTGAACAATTACTCGATCAGCAACGGGGCGGACATTCTCGTCATTCAGCGCTGCGGCGACTTTATTGAGTAAATCGGGTGAAGCAATACCGTTATTTTCTCGTGACATAATAGTCACAGTGACGTTTGCCGGTGACGGACTGATCGCTGACGCATCAGCAACGCGGCCATCGGCGGAACGGGCATGATATTCATAAGCGCCTATCGGCCCGGCAACACTTAGCCCTTCAAAAGCCTGCGGGATACGAACCCTAAAATCTCTATCTGACTCCATGACTGCGGGCGTTGGCGGGATAGTACTGTCATCAGCATTCTGTAATATTAAGCGCGTGATATTATTATTTGCGCCCAACTGATCTAAATCATTACCCGTCGCATAGGCCACCATTACCGCGCGGGCGGCTTCATTCACGCGCTGACGTAGCAATAATTCCCGATAAGCGTTTTCTTGTAATAGTTTAACAATCGGCTCAGATTCCAACTCAAGCGTGCGAGTGATTGCTGCTCGTTGCTCTTCTGGATAAAGAGATATTAATTTGGCTTTACGTTCAGCCAACAGGCTTTCATAATCCAGTGGCTCAACGACATCAGGTGGCGGCAACTGGCTTAGATCAATGGTCGGCATTGTTTTACCTCACAGGAATGGCTATTGCTAAATCATTGCTATTGATATGAACGCCGGTTATTTCAACGTGCATTTCTCCGGCCTCTGCACGCTGAAATGTAATTGTTGTCAGGCGCACGCGGGGTTCCCATCTCAAGATAGCCATATAACAAGCACTCATGATTTTTAAACGCAATGCCGGGTTTTGCGGCTGATCAATCAGTGCGGGCAGCAATGAACCGTAATCGCGGCGCATAACGCGAGTGTTAATCGCGGTCATTAAAATATCGGTGATGCTCTGGCGAACGTGTTCAATATCAGTCATACTGCGGCCCGTTTGTTTGTTCATGCCTACATATTTCATACAGGCCCCCCTGATGTGTCGCCGCCTGATTTAACGCCAGCATGCTTATGAGAATCTACGATCACACCGTTTGAGCTGAATTGCCCGCCGCTATGCTCAATATTACCCGTCATTTTTCCGCCTCTTTGCACTACAAAGTTGGCTGTTGTCAGTAAATTGGTACAAATGACGTGAGGCGTATCAAGCGTTATTTGACTACTTGCTGTACAAGTGATTTCTGGCGCAGTGACATGAACAGAACCAGAAGCATTCACTGTTGCTGTTTTAATACCTGTTACTTTTAAGGCACTGGACGCCGGTTCATATTCCATTACTGCCCCATCGGGGAAAGCGATATGAATAGCTTCGGCAGAAACAGCCGGTGCCGGAAACTGATCAGAATAAACAGCCTGTAAGACAAAAGCTGTAGTCAACTCTCCACCCATAGACAGCAATAAAACCTGTTCGCCAACACTGGGTGCCCACCAAGTTCGGGAATGGCCTGCTCGCGTAGTTAACCAAGGCAACCAGTCGGTTTTTAAGTCGCCGGTTTGTACTCGGCAACGATGACCTCTGAGATCAATTTCAGTTACCAAGCCCGCGCGGATAATATTTGTTAACAGTCGGTGCAATTCGGCTAATGTCATAATTGTCCAACCAAATCATGATAAATCAGTTCAATCAATTGCAACCGATCATGGGGTGTGAGGCCCAATAATTGGCGCTGCGGATAACGCACCTCCGCAAGAGCGTTAATACTGCCCTCCAAACCGTACTGATGTTGACGAGCAATTGCGGCGGCTCGGCCTTGAAAGCCAACAACAGCGGCGGCTGATGATGCACTGGACTTAAGAAAACGTGCGGTTCTCAATCGCCGGAACATCGGATCACGGCGATTTGACGTTTTTTTCACTTCACTGTGATTAATTTCAAGATAACGCTCTATGCCGCTGCGATAAAATGAGCGCACTGCGCCACGTTCTTCATCAAAGCCGGTAATCATGCGCCCACGTCGCCCGCGCGTTGCCCGCCAGTTCTTCAACGTGCGAACATCACCCTGATACAAAAATTTAATGCGTTTTTGTGAGCGCAATACACGGCGGCGGCGTGGCTCATAAGCGGTACCATCCACATTTTTTTGGCTACGGATGCGTTTTTGCTGGTCGGCGCGGATTGCTTTTGCCAGTTTGTTAGCCAGCATGCGGCGATATGCTGGTTTTGTTGTACTGATTAATCTTTGCAGTTCATTATCAAGCGCAACGAATAGTGAATTATTTTTCGTCATTTCTGCACGTCCCCGTCAATTAATACCCCCCAAGGATCTTTACTAGGACTGGCCGAGGGATAAGGAGGCTCATCAAGATGTTGCGTTGTCAATTGTCCGTTTTCCGTTTGAACAACAACACGCTCAGTTGTTCGTAATACAAATAAAATATCTGCGGTACCATCACTTAAAATATCCGCGTCAAATTTAATGCCGTCCGTACGCTGATCGGGATTAAACAGCAAATCAGGTTGGTGCCGACGAGCCCATTCAAGAACCGGGATGCTGAGACTATCGAGCGAGGCCGGGTAATCAAGCGCCAGTACATGCAATTTATACTGATACAAAAATAATGGCGAAGCCGTTCCGGTTGCTATCAGATTTCCCTCAGTTACATACACTTCTAATCTGTCTGGATTTTGAACAAAAAACGGATTGTGTTTTGTGATAATGTCTCTCATCAGTTTTGTTTTCAGCATATTTTCCCCGCTACTGACACTGAGTTTTGATATAGTCCTGCAAATATTTTATTTGTTGCTCATTCTCAACAATCATTCTTCGGAAATCGAAATAATCTTGTTCAGTTGCCGGGTTAAGTCGTGGGGTGTCTGCATGGCCCACGCTGCCGGAGGAATCGGCGTCGCCTTGATGACAGGTGGCCGTGATACGCAACCGGCGACGACCAGCGGCAACATCATTGCGAAGCACATCAATTTCAGATTTGGCATGAGCAAGCTCCTTTGTATGCTGGTTATCCAGTTCAGACAGGAGCCTTATCCGCTCCTGCTGATTAACGATTTCATTCTGCTGCTCCAGCAACTCACTCTGTAGCTTAATGCTTGTATTAAGCTGGTCTGTATATTTACTCCGATAGTGATAAGCAATAAGACAGACAAGCGCCAGCGCAATAACGGTATAACCATGAGCGTTAAACTTCATAATATTGCCCTACAAAAGGGAAAAAGCTTTATCAATGACCGAATCGCTATAAGGTTGATGACCATTTTCCATGGTAATAACGGACTTAATCAGCTTTGTCATAAAGACTTTATTAAATACATCAACAGCCTGATCGCGAGCCACTCCCGTGTCTTTACACACGTGGTTAATATAGGCATCGGTATTATTTTCATTAGAGGGTGCCCATCGTGAAATAATGCCGCTGACTGTATTAATTCCATATTTGCGATTGTAATTCTGAATAATTTTAATCATGGCCCGAATACCATATTCAGGACTGACAAACTGACAGAACGATTTATCGGTATGTTGTGCTCCCGGTACCAGACCTTGCCAGTCATCACCCCAACGAATATTACCTGGGTTATTATTTCGAATACCTCTAGTCATTCTTTTATTCCCGCCTTATTACGCAAAGTCCCGCGCATGAGTTGGCCGAAAAAATCCGTACCAAGATAACCAATAATGACACTACCGACGTAAGCCAAATCCGTGCTCATACCAAAAAAATCCAGCACATCACGAATAAACCATGCAATCATGGCACACATAATGGCGTCCATAATTGTTGTCCAGAATTTACCACCGTTATATCGACCTCTGAGATAAGCCATTGCGGCGGCCAGCGCGGCACCTATACCTTGTTCTCTAACTGATAACAGCCACTCCCATAGTTGGAAAAAAATGTCAGGCTGATTTTTCATGTATCATCCTTTCCTTAATCACAGGCTCCCTAAGTTGTACAGCCTAGTGTCTTAATTTAATCCCACAATTGAACAATGCTGTCCTGCGGCACTGGTGCGAAATCGGGTAAGATAACAAGCTGGCCGCCGCGTAATAGCGTCGTGTTGCAAATATCGTTATTAGCATTCAACACCGCTTCAACAACGCCTTGAGTACGGCCATAGTAACGTTGGCAAATCAGATCAACAGTGTCCCACTGGAGCGCTTTCACTTCCATCAGACTAGCTCCGCCAATCCGCGTTCTTCACCCATCACATCACGAATAGCCCATCGTGCATCACGCCAAAGATCGGCTATCTGAGTGCTCAACGCTTCAGCATGCTTTTCACCCTCGCGAGTGGTATCAATATCACGGTATGCCTCGGTTAATAGCGCCTTTGCTACTGAATAGACCGCGCGACGATATCGCCAAACCTTAACAGACACGTTATTCACTCTTGGCGCTGGCTGCACATCCTCCAATCGGGAAAACCCAGAGGCTTCTTGAACAACACGCCAGTTTTCTAGCTGATCGTTAATATGAGCAACCGCTTCAATGGTCTTATCGGTTAAACGTTCGGTGGTCACTCGGCCATTTAGCCGCATTGCACAACGTAGTTCTGACAGATTAATTTCCGGGAAAAAGTCACATGACATCACCACGGCGTTATAATCATTAATATTTTCTTCGCCACTGCTTTCGGTGATACTTTTCGCGATGCCCTTAGAAGCAACCAAGCCGTTCATTGCATTTTCTCCTCATAATCAGGCGGTGGACGGCATAGTCGAAAACAGAATGCTCCGACAATACCGTGCCGCCTGGTGCGCGGGGGCACGTTCTATTTACGCCGTAGTTTTGCCGGTACGGGTCTTGATTTTGGCGTTCGTCTTCGTTTTGTTCTTGCCAGTTAACCGTGGCTTACGGGCAGGCGTGTTTTCTTTGACACTCACATCGTCGCTCGCAATATCTGCCAAAGCTGAAATGGTTGATTCTTTGGATTCTGCATTTTTAATAGTGCGTTGTAATAGCTCAATATCGCGCTTAACACCGATGTTACCGAACAAAGTAATTGCTTGTTGCAAGTAGGCTAGGGCAGATTCTAGCGTCCGTTCATCAAGTCGCAGACTGTAACCAATGGCTTTAAATAGCTTAGCCCTAACCAAGTCCGGCATATCTTCCTCAGTAGTCATTGCATCAAGACGAAGTAGCAAGGAGACATCAATCGGCGTAACCCGCGGATCTCGATTAAATGCAACCAACACAGGATCACAAATTTCATCAACGAGCGCCGTTGCCGTGGTACGCTTGTATTCATCGGGCATGCTCAACTTATGACGTAAAGCATACTCAGCAATGCGTAGCGCTTCATCAATGTTGCCAGCATCGACGTTCCAGATCATTAACGTGGTGATAACATCGTCAGCCAGGCCTGTGTCCGCACTTAATACGCCATCAATCCAACCCTGATAACTGGTAATCAAGCTCTGCTTTACCGCAGCTTTCGCTGCCTTCGATTGAATGTTTTCTAGCTTCACTTTATCCAAACGCAATCTGTACAACATCTGTTCATAAGCCGTAAAATCTCCAGTCTCAGTTTGCGTACCGCGTCGCTGTGCCATGACGTTTTGAAAATGTCGCTGGGCGGGAGTCAGCATGATATTTCTCCTACAAATGGCAGATAGCTATTCAGTCGCGCCGGGCGCTTTGGCGAAAGCAATACCTTCAATCAGACAGCCAAACCCATAATCCTCTACAACATAAGCATCATTTGAAGATTCGTAAGTTGCGATGCGGTTCAGTTCTGGCTCTTCTTTGATCATGCGCCGATGCTTCGCTTCCTGCCAATAAATCGACAAGTTTTTAAATGGCGTAATAAGCATTGCGCCATCGGGGAAAAATGGAGCGATATATGACGGCATATTCCCGATTGTTTTGCTAGCAACTAGCAATTTTCCAGCTAACGCCTCTGAATTCGGATTGCTCGCACTGATAGCGTTGATAATCGCAAAATCTTTGCTGGTGACAATATTTCGGCCACAAATAACAACCAGATCGAGAGAGCCCTTATTCCACTCGTCGAGTAAATTACTTGTCGCATCGAAAGCGAGTGAATCCAAATTGCCATAGTCACCCTTTGCTATAATTTTGTTTTCATCATCGCGACTGGTGATTGTGACATTCTTCATGACCCGCTGCGGGGCATGTTGCCGATATTTTTCCAGCCAACCGATGTTAATGTCTTGTAACAGGGGGTTAGCTGCTAAGTCTGATTTTGCGGCGCGGAGAGTACCATTAAAACCGACAGTAATGCGATCGAGACCACGACGTCGGATAATCTGGTTAGTAATACGCGTCTGGAAGTCCTTAAATTTCCCCCACATATCGAGTTGAGCATAACTAATGAATGTATCCGTATTGGTTTTTTCACAGCGATAGCCATTATCTTCAAGTGTATGCACAGAACGCGGGTTGCGACGGTCCGTTGTTGAATCGCTTGTTGATGCGAGCGGGCCATTGATGCCCAAGCCAATTTTCTCCCCCTCTTGTTCTGGTACAGAGACAACATTGATTTTCTGTAGAAAATCACTTGATTGCTGCACCTTGTCTTCAAGAGTCTGCGCAACAGACGGCGCAACGTTGAAATTCTTGGTAACGGCATCTGGTGAAATGCTATTCAGCTCCGCCTGGCGTGCAATATACTGATCCCATTTTTCACGAGTTTCATTTCTCATGTTCGTTTCCTGCTGTTGATTGGGCCTGTTAGCAATCTGTTAACTCGGCGGTATTAGTGGTGTTGCTATCATGGCCGTGAGCAACGGGGCGTCGACTGTAATGATTAGGTTGCGTTTCAAGCAGCATTTTTAACGCGACGAAATCACCCTGCAACTGACCGAGATCCTGTTGTAATTTATTGTGCTGTTGTTCTAGTGAGCTGTATTTTTCCAGCCGATCTAACGTATCGCGTTGAGTCTCAGCAATCAGTGTCACTGCGTCGCGCAACTCCCCTGCTTCACGACCAAAACGCTTGGTTGAACCCGTTAGCAGTTCAGTGATGCGAGTGAAAAATTGTCTGCTGTTGTCTCCAAAATTGAGCTCCTCAAATTCAATCAGGGTCTCTTCTACGGCAGAAAAAAGCGATTCAGGAAAACTCTTGCGGGAGGCGTAAGGATTGACCGGCTGCTGACTGCAAAATTTCAGCATTTCAGTGCCCAGGCTGGCGGGTTCATCCGTCAACGCTAAGCCGCAAAGGTACGCGCGGCCCGTGGCCGGTAAAGCCGGGTGCAATTCAATAGAAGAGTAAACTTTTTGCCGTTTGCGATTTGTTTCAATCAGTTCAAATGTCGGGTCTATCTGAACTTCTAAAGCCAACTTACCCCTTAGTGCCCCTTCTTTTATCTCGCTATAACGTGCGCCGGTTACATCACCCTGCATTTTGAATGGGCCGTCTGGCAGCACAGACTTAATATGCTCAATGTTAACGCGGGCACCAAAAACAGCAGGATCGTAAGTTTCTGCCATGTCGATAATATCTTGGCGTCTTATCTCTCGTCCGTCTGTCGTCCCGCCCTCAACAGCAACTCGAAAGAATTTTGATTTTGACATTTCAGCGCTCCAGTCGGTCAGTAAGGTATTTACTTGATATTGCTATCATCGGCGTTGACGCGCTGACTGGCAAAACCTTCTCTCTGTCGCGAACTTGCGACAATCTTCTCAGATATTCTGATACGCGCGGGCGCGGTAGCCTTGTGTTTATGAAGCAGATTATCGACACAAGAGACGAAGCAAAAAGCCTGTATTGGCAAGCCTATAGCATTCCTCAGATTGCATGCAGACTGGGAGTGAGCGCGAACACGCTTTACTCCTGGCGTCGGCGTGATGAATGGGACAAAACCCCACCGTTGCAGCGTATAAAAGAACGTCTTGACGTACAGTATCTGCGCATCGTTGAGAAAGGGGCAGATATTACAGCCCATGACGCAAAAGTCATTGATATCCTTGGCCGCCAGCTTGATCGCTTTTCACGTGATGAGAAAAAGGCTCAAGAAAAAGCAACACAGAAGAAAGCACCCAAAAACCACTTCACGCCAGAGCAGATCGCTGAGTTGCGGGCACTGGTGCTTGATTCATTGTATGAGCATCAACAACGTTGGTATCAGCAGCGACGACAGCGTAACCGTTTTATCTTGAAAAGTCGTCAAATCGGTGCGAGTTGGTACTTTGCGCGGGAGGCGCTGCTTGATGCACTGGAAACCGGCACAAATCAGATATTTCTCTCCGCGAGCCGCGCGCAAGCAATGACCTTTAAGCGCTTTATTCAATTCCTGGCGCGTCAAGTCGGAGTCGAGCTGAAAGGCGGTGATACGATTGTCTTAAGCAACGGTGCAGTGCTGTACTTCTTAGGTACATCGGCAGCAACGGCACAATCCTATACGGGTAACTTGTATTTCGATGAAGCTTTTTGGGTATCTAATTTTCTGAATTTACGCAAAGTGGCGGCAGGGATGGCATCGCACATCGGGCTACGCCGCACTTATTTCTCCACTCCATCAAGCGAAGAACATGAAGCCTACCCGTTCTGGACGGGAGATTTTTACAACAAATCAAGACAGAAAGATCAACGTATTGAATTTGATACCACGCATGAAGCACTAAAAGACGGCAAATTGTGTGGCGATAGGATGTGGCGACAAATTGTCACGATTGATGACGCTATCGCACAGGGTTTTAACCTCATCAATCTTGATGAAATTAAAGATGAAAACAGCCCAGAAGACTATGAAAACTTATACCGCTGCCGATTTATTGCGAAAGGTGAACGTGCTTTCAACTACAACGCCTTACTTAGCTGTGGTGTAGACGGGTATAACCGTGATGTATGGCCCGATTGGAACCCCTATGCGCCGCGCCCAATGGGTAATAAACCGGTATGGATCGGTTATGACCCGAGCGGTAGCGGTGGCAAGGGCGATAGTGCGGGGTTAGTCGTAGTTGCACCGCCAGCCGTATCAAAAGGTAAATTCCGTGTTGTAGAAACGATGCAACTTCGCGGGATGGAATTTGAAGAGCAAGCCGAAGTGATTAAAGCGCTGACGGCACGTTACAACGTACAGCATATCGGCATTGATGGAACCGGAATCGGTGATGCAGTTCATCAGTTAGTCATTAAATTTTTCCCTGCCGCCGAAAAACACATTTATAGCCCTGTCCTTAAGCGGGCATTGGTCATGAAAGCACAGATGGTAATCCGGGCTGGTCGTATTGAATATGATGCTGGGTTCGGCCAAGAACTTGTTCGCTCATTTATGACTGTACGAAAAATTATGACCAATGGTCGTCAGGTTTCTTATGAATCTGACCGCACCAACGGCAGCAATCACGGCGATCTCGCTTGGGCGTGTATGCATGCTTTGTTTAATGAGCCTATCGGCAGTGATGCCGGAGGCATTGACGATAGTTTTGTCGAGGAATATTAACTAATGAGTCGCAAACGTAATAACAAAAATAATTACCAACCCCACCCTCAGCGAGCAGCTCACTCGTCGCAGCATGAGCTTAACGATCAACATTCAATTGATAGCATAGAATCGTTTTCTTTCGGTGATGCATCACCAGTCACCAATCAGCGCGATTTACTTGATTGTATGGAGTGCGCCAAAAATGGCCGCTACTATGAACCCCCCATCGATCCGTACGGGTTGGCACGCATGTTTGATAGCGCTGTGCATCACCAGTCACCAATCATTTTTAAACGTAATGTGATCATGAGTTGTATCGAACCTCACACGTTGTTAAAACGCGGAGATATCGAAGCATTTATTTTTGATTTCTTGGTCTTTGGTAATGCTTACCTAGAGTTAGTCAAAAACAGACTTGGAAAACCGCTGGCGCTTAAACATTCGTTGGCTAAATACACCCGGCGCGGCGAGGACTTGGATCAATATTGGTTCGTGACGTACTATGCGGAAGACCACGCTTTTCAACCCGGATCGGTGTTTCACCTCAAATCACCAAGCATTCACCAAGAAATTTACGGTACGCCCGAATATATGGCCGTGATGCATTCAGCCATGCTTAACGGAGAAGCAACACTGTTTCGCCGCAACTATTACATTAACGGCAGTCACGCCGGTGTTATTGTTTACTTGACCGATCCGATTGCTAACAACAAAGACATCGAAAAATTAAAGCAGTCATTAAGAAATGCACGTGGCGGCGGGGCGTTCAAAAACCTGTTTGTATACGCCGCAGGCGGGAAAAAAGATGGGCTACAAATTCTACCATTCAGCCAAATCGCCGCGAAAGATGAGTTTACTGGTATCAAGGATGTTACACGCGGCGATATGCTTGATGCCCATCGCGTTCCTTACCAATTAATGGGCGGCAAGCCTGATAATGTTGGGGGATTCGGTGATATTGAAAAGGTTGCAAAAGTTTTTGCTGTCAATGAACTCTACCCCATCATTGAAAGGATGAAACAGCTTAACGATTGGTTAGGTATCGAAGTAATCCGCCGCAAAGATTATGCTCTGGCTAAGATTGATTAAGACTACTCACAGTTAAACACCCTCAGCGCTTCTACATTGAAGCGCTAGCTTTCCCACATGCTCCATATCTCTACCCTTGAAATCAATACTCAGAACGATAGTTTGGCGCAAATAGCCAATATTATCCAATATCACTTTGGCACCCCTCAGCGCGCGAGCTGTCCCCCGCCTCGCCCGCACGCAAAAAGGGGGCGTTTTTGTGCAGTTGTGCGTGGTGGATGAAGTCTTGCCGGGTCTGGCATGGGAGGGAATTACTGGAGTGGTGATTATTGTGCAAAATTATGCAGATTTGTGCAAGTAATTTATATAAAAAAATCACCCGCCAACTGGCGGGCAAACTCATTATCAGGTGTTTTGAAAATCTTCCGCCCGATCAACCAGTACGGCAAGAAATGAGGTTCTTGCTAGCTCATGAGCGTTAGGACTCATGATGCTAATAATTTGATATTTTGATGGGTCACACCAATGTCGTGAATAAACCAGGTAGCTATTAGATTTTCTGGCCGCAGCAGGCAAATGACCGGGCCAAGGAGGTTCGCCGGGTAATCTAATATGAATTTTAAAAACATAAGATTGACATAGAGAAGCGTGGTCTTCCCAACGCCCTTCATCACCAAAAATGGCGGGAAGCGATCCGCCATTTTTCCAATCTTGCAAAATTTTTGCATATTGCCTTGCAACTGCGGGGATTTCGATATCTTTGTGAATAGAAACGTGGATCACGGCATCCCCTTCAATGGAAAACTGGAGCTTCCAAGCCTAAAGCAATATGTTCGGTACGAATAAGTTCTCGGACCGCATCTTTATCTAAGTCAGCACCTGCATTTGATACTTTATTAGGGATATGCGTACTTTTGGTAAACGCAGTAATTTCTTCCAACGTATAACGTAAGTCAGCAGATGCACGCCCGAAGCGAGTGATCATGCCGCGTAATTCTGTGTTTGTATCAGGAACGGCAGTTAACGCGACTTTTGCCGCTTGAATGAAACTTGCGCAGACAACAATATGCTTAGCCAAGTAATGCATGTTGTCCTTCGCAAAACTGGATATGCTTTTATCGTCAATGGGGATACGCACCGACTCCCACTCAGAGCGCAGTTTTTTTAAATGAAATCGCATCCGACTAGCCATATTCGCGATAAAAATAGTTGCCTCTTCAATGGGAAGAAAAACGACTGAATCACTCACCTGTTGTAATGTCATGGTGTTTTTGGTGCAGGTTATTGCATCATGGCACCCTATGCTGTCAGCTGGCACTGGGGCTATAGCAATCGCCATTGCTGCCGCCATAGACGTAATTTTAGTGTTACTCATACATAATATCCTGAATGCCAAAACCGATCCCATTGAATCACGTGTGACTCATTTTGTCGATATTTTGGTTTTTTTTCCTGTCACAAGACGCAATGATTTGTTTGAACGATTCACTCACCTGATATTTACCACCTCATTTTCAAGGTAAAAAATAACCCGCTAAGAGCGGGTTTAGGTTAAGTTAATCGATGTTACCCCGGTAGTGTGTCACCCGGTTTTATATGAGCAAGCTGCTCAATATGTTTCATCACTTCCGCACGTACTGCGGGGTGCTCCCAGTTGATATGAATCACACCGTCATCATCAATATAAAAACGGTCACTATTTTCTTTTAAAATAGCAAGTAATCTATCTTCTCTTGGAGTTCGAGTTCGTTGAATCATTTTCATGGCGTACACTCATGGCCGGGATCAAAACCAACCCATGCCGTGTTATTCAGATATGATAAACCGGGTCGTCTCCGGTCATAATACTCAATAACTTGCAGCGCGACAGCAGCAATCTGCACAGCTTCATCTCTTGCCGTTCCTGAGTGATTACCGCCGAATACATCATGTAATATGGCTTGATGGAATTCCCCAACTTCTTCACCTAAAATTGAGGCCCATACAAACGGGTGATGATCGCGGTCAGCGCCCCAGCGCTCATCCTGCTTTGTCATTTCTGACAGAACGCTATTTACTGCGCGCGTACGCGCAGTTGTAGTTGAGTCAGTCATTATTCACTTTCCTCGCGACAACGGTCACACATATCGAACTGAGCAAGCGGATACAATTCCACGAAACAGTTGTGGCAGTGCACAGATTGATTCGTTAATGGGTATTTACCAGAGTATGTTGTAGCTTGAACAATCAAGCCATTATATTCATGTGAGCAGCCGATAGGGTCATCTGCAATTGTGCCTTCGCAAATCACATACTCTTCATAACAATCCTTACCGATTCGCCCAGTCACTGAAACGGAAAAACCGACAAACTCGGCTAAATCTTTAATTTGCTTTGCACTTAATACTAAATTCATACATCACCTTTTGTGGTTGATTAATGGGTTGAGTTGGTTAATGCGCTGCAATAGCGCATTGCGACGCGCTTGTTGCTGATGCTCTGTTACTGTCTGACGCAACGAACCGTCAGAACGTAATTGATAACACTTATCATCTACATTGATTTTTCCTCCGATAATTAATGATTGCACTTCGGCTTTGCCGAAATTCAAGCCGATTGAATCGGCATAGTCGATGACTTTTTCTACTAATTCATTCTCATTTGACCGTACTCGATACCCCCGCGTACAGTTATTGACAGAACTCCAAGGGGCGCTAAAGGCGCCAGGAAAAACCAAACCCCCTCCCTTTGGTTGAGAGTCGAACTTGGGGACTAGCTGCCACTTAACATCACGCGTGATATAAGATGATGCATCACCTAGTCGCGGCGAATAAATGCCTGCGATACGCTGAATATCTTCACCGTATGCATTACCTTGCTCAGTAATTTCATAAGATAAACGCACGGTTAAATCTTTGCGTGCCACAAGCGGGCCGCCCTGAAACTCTGTGTATGCGTACCAGTTGCCTATATCCGCAGCAAATCTGACATTATCCATGTCCACATCAGGTAAAATTTGCTCATCACCCGGCAACCGACGCAACTCACGCCAAACAGTGACGGGCGCACCGCCGACTTGTTGAAACTGACGAATGCGCCAACGACTCGCCCACGCAGACACGGCCTTCGCCATATCTTTAATTTTTTCGCCCGTCTCATCATCAATATCATCATCAAGCGCGTAACCATCTATATTCTTAGAAATGTACTTAGCGATATAACCCGTTGCACTGCCGCGTTCCCTATCAATAGGTTCAACATGAAAACGCGCTTTTAGTGCCTCTTGGCTTTGTAATTCTTCGGAATCTTCAATACGGGCGTAATAGCAAAAAATATCTCGCAATTCTTCAACATGTTCGGGGCGAACGAACAATAGCAAATGCCAATGCGGGGTACCGTCATGATGTGGTTCGACAACTCGAAAACCAAAAACATTAATGCCAGCCCGCGAATACGCGGCACGAATTTTTGCCCAAACTTTACAAAGATATTGCTGAGTATCCCTGGGGTTTGAACCATTCCAGTTAGACACAAAGCCCCCGCCGCTATGAACAGCGTGATATTTAGAGGGGGCTGTAATGGTATAAAATTCACCGACGCAGCCTAATTCATCCGCCAAATCCTCAAAACCACGCATACGCACCATCAATTCACATCGACGAACGGATGGATTAGCGACACTTGCTAGCACCATTTCTTCTAAAGAAACCCGCTCACCTTGATTATTTTCTAAATCAAATTCTTTAATAAATTCCCAGTTAAGACGCTTCTGTTCATTCCACTCACGCAATGCAGAGCGTGAAACGTAAGATGATGCAGCTTTTTGAACTTGCCCCACTGCAATAGCTAAATGTTCAGCACGAATATCACGCATTCGCTTTAAACGGCTGTACCACCATTTATCAGACATCATGCGCAACAAACCAGAACACAATTGGTCATCAGTCGGTTTTTTCCGGCCTTTTGTAAATTGCTGCCAATAGGGCGCATTTGTGCCGGCTTGTATGGTTAACCCGGCAATCAAGGTATAAATATCAACAAGGCGTTTACGCGCTTCGTTTTCGTCTTTCGGTAACTGTTCGGCAAAACACGTAGACGCATTTTCATAGCTTTCGGTAATAAAACGTGAGATTTCCCAAGCAAGCTGTTTAATTTCAGTTCGACCAAGTGTTGGCAAGTTACTCAACTGCTCGATGAAAGGCCACGGTGTAATACCGGATGTAATGTGCTTGAAAGCATAACGAGACATCACCTTGTCAAATCGAGGTAATACACTCTCACCGATGGTTTTACGTAAGAATGTATTAGCCCGACGACGACCTGATTCTTTATAGATTTTCGTATAGCGGACAGAAAAGTATTTCGCCAGAAAATCAGGCATCCGACCGATATACTGGTGACGCCAATCATGATCATCGGGATTGATATCCCATAAAACACGCTCTGCCAGAGTTGCACTATGTGGCAACCCCGGTTTAAACATTTCATACTGTTGACGCCTTACGGCGTGATAATCGCCGTTGCGCCCTTCAATATGCGTCACTCACACCCCCCAGCATAAACAGAACTACACGCCTGATATAAATTTTCTTCGGCCAATAAATCAAATTGACGCCCCCCCCCCCCTAGATGTCATCGCCCACTCCCGGTATGTCTCTATGCCGTGAGACTCCAGAGTTACGCAATCAATGCGACGTTCCCGCTTAACGGGATCTTGATGGGAAGGGAAAAAAGCACTGTTACCTCGCCGGGAACAAGCCGATACCACACGTTCCCATCGTGCGACGCGGGAAATCTCATCAGGGAAACGAACGAATATTTCCGCTAGTTCAGATTTACGGGCATGAATGCACGGCATGCACCCAACACGTGAGCAACCTTGCTGATACAGCGGATTAGGTTTAATGCCGTGCTTTTTCGCCAGTGCAAAAACCTGTTCATGAGTCCATGATAAAATCGGGCGATAAACGGACAGTCCCGCAGTATCATCAATATCCGATTCCCAAACAGACAACCCCGCGCGGGATGGTGACTCTTGCGCTCTAACACCCTGCCATGAAATAACTTCATCAAATTCAGATAACAAAGGCTTGATAATCTGATCGGAGATGGGTTTATGCTTAAGCTCGAAGGTGCAAAATCGTGCTTTTGTTGATGGGAAACGTCCTTTTAACATGCACAGATCAAGAAACGGGTTATTAGTAGGAAACAAGACCTTGAGCGCAGCAATGATGCGATTTTCTGCCTGTGCCGCAGTCATTCCACATTCTGCGACCAGACTAATAGGCCAACGTGCCTTGATAAACTCCCGTTTAGCATTTATCCGATCCGAAAAATCAGCACGCACTCGCTGAATTCTCCCCAGACGATTTTCCAGATAATCCAAATATTCCATAGTTTGCGGGTGTTCATGTCCCGTATCCGCAAATACAGCAATATGATTTACGCCATTTTCAATAGCCAGCAACCATTGAGCCAAAGAATCTTTACCGCCAGAAACGGAGATAACATTGATTGTATTATCTGCATGACACCGGATATCAATCATTAGCTCACCCCCATCAATAGACTAGCAATAATTTCTATCGCAGGTTTTCTGCTATTGCCTGACGCAGCAATAGAGCGCTGAGCTGTAATTTCTGTAATATCAAAAACATCAAAACCTTCATAAATGCTTTTAGCATCTATGCTATTTGATACAACAATAGAATTACCCGATTCGTTATGTAATGTGATTAACGCATTCGTCAGTTTATGCTGCTCACTAAAGCTGAAATGATGACTGTGATAATTGGTGAATTTACCAAGATAGGGCGGATCGCAATATACAACATCATCAGCTTTAACAAGCTGCAATGTCTCTCTCCAGTCAGCACAAATAAACGTCGCTCGTTGCGCTTTTTCAGCAAAAGCACGAATCTCACTTTCCGGGAAATACACCGATTTATATTTACCAAACGGCACATTGAAATGACCACTTTTGTTATATCGGCACAAGCCGTTGAAACAATGGCGATTCAGATATAAAAACCAGACAGCGCGAATAAGTGGGGAACGGCATTCCGGCAACTCTGAGTTAAACTTGTCTCTCAACAGATAAAAGCCATGCTCATTATTATAGAACTTAAAAAAATCTCGTGATAATTCTATAAATGATTCAACATTATCTTTGATTTGCTGATACATATTAATCAAATCTGAATTGATATCAGCAATCAAATATTCGTCATAATCCGTATTCATCATGACCGCACATGAACCTGCGAAAGGCTCTACCAGCCGTTTCCCGGCTGGTAAATGTAATTTATTCATGATGCGGGCTTTGCTGCCCGCCCATTTCAGAATGGTTTTATTCATTTGAGTAGCACTCTATATATGATCTTATGAATACTTGCGCGACGGGCGCACAAATCGCATTGCCGTAGGCGCGTGTTCGTCCCACTCGGCCGGCAGTCCCATCAACAAGCGCGGGATTTCCGGATTGAGATAACCAGGTCTTCCAACCTGACGTTGCATGAATTCTTGTAAATTCACTCCACGCGGATGTGATTTCCGCTTCTCCAGATTTTTCATGCTCATACACCCGCGGTAATCGCGCGCCATCGGCGTTGGTAGCGCAGAAAAATAACCGCTGTCTGATGTGTGGCGCGCCGACGCTCGCAGCGCAGAGATCGACCGCTGCGCTGGCGTAATTCTCTGTTTCCAAGTCAGCCTGTACAATGTCGAACCAAGCAAGGCCGTTTTTACTTGCAACTTGTTCACCAAAGATGACGCCAGGTCTGCACTGGCTGATGAGATGAAAAAAGGCTGGCCAGAGGTGCCGCTCATCAGCAACCCCTTCTTTTTTGCCTGCGACGCTGAAAGGTTGACAAGGACACGAACCTGTCCAGACCGGTTTATTGTCCTGCCATCCTGCACGCCGGAGTGCATAACTCCAGACTCCGATCCCAGCGAAAAAGTGGCACTGAACGAATCCTCGCAAATCACTAGGTGTGACATCTTCAATACTCCGTTCATCAACAATACCGGGTGCAATATGTCCTGCGGCAATCAGATTACGCAGCCACTGCGCGGCAAATGGATCTATCTCGTTGTAATAAGTGGTGCTCATCAGCATCCACCTGCGTAGTGCTTATTTTTAAGCTCAAGAATTGACTGACATGTCATACAGCGGGTGACTCCGATTACCGCTTTACGACGTTCTTCTGAAATAGAATTACCGCAGTCCTCGCACTCAAATGCTGAAACACTAATATGGCGGCCAATAACAGCTTTAATCTGGCGTTCTAACGTTGCGGCAATATGTTTTTCAGCAATATCAACAGAATCAGACATAATGCCATTCCCCCGCTTGACGTTCGATTTCACGCACTTCGTCGGTTAACAACAGAGAAGCATTAGCATAATCAAGCTTATGCTGAAGAATGCGCGTTGAGAGTTTTGCAAGACGGGCTGAAAAGCGAGCTGCACAGCATTGTCTTTCATCTGCGCGTGCGTCGTTGAGCAATTCCAGCAAAGTATTGTCTTCAACTTTGCCGCCAATCTTTATTTTTCTCTTTTCGATATTTCTCATTTTCACTTTCCTTTATTCAGTTAATAAAAGGCCGGGCGGGTTTACGCCATTAAAATTAATTATCAATTAACGGGGTATTGATAATCGCTCGGGAAATATGCTAGCCACCACTTTCAAGTGATTAATTGTTCGTACTAATGATTTCCTCTCATCGGAAGTGAATTCATTAAAACTAATATCATGTCGTGATTCTGGAATATCAGCGAGATTGAAAATAGCAATCAGAACCCGTTTGTTGAACACGAAGCTGTCCGGCCACTCCCATCTATCGCGCATGAGTGAAACAAATTCGCTCAACTCTTTTTCATTATTCCCGAAGTGTTGATATCGTATTGCTGATAACTGATTAAGTGCATCAGCCCGGTTTCCCATCGCTATTTTAGCAAAGCGGAATGCTTCTGTATTTGCCATACTTCCCCCTTTACTTATTTCAGTAAGAAAATAATAGCTGACGCAACATACAACATGACGAGTGGATATAATAAGCCGTCAGTTATCTTTGGTGACTTAAAGTCATCGCCAGTTAATTTATATTTATGAGCCATCTTTTCGAGTGAGTTCATCAGAATTCACCTCTGTTGATTTTAATTAATGCATCAAAATGTTGCTGAGCGGCTTCTTTTATTAAATGAATAAATCCATTCTGCAAGTATTCGCGACCGACATCATCATCGCCCCATAAACGCGTGCCAACATTTCCCTGTAGCGACGATACAATATGTATTACATAATATCGCTGGCCCTGCTCTAATTCATAATCAACAGGTTTTGGAAAACTAACTGTACCGACAGTAATCATTTCGGGCTTGCGGCGATATTTAAATTCCGGGTTCCATCCGGGATTGTGTGGACATTGCTCCCAGCCGATCGCTTCAATATAAAACCGCTCCCACATCAGCCACGGCTCATTTGTTTTCAAAGCATCTTGTGCATATAAAGCCATATTTTTAGCGTGTATATGTGCTGTCATATTATTTACCTTTAATTATTGTTTTATGCTTTATTGCAGCAATAGCAGATTCAATAGCAGAATAGTATTTGTTAATAGCTTTAGTATAAAGTTCTATTTTATGCTCATTTTTCTCATTTTTTCTTAATTCCATTATTTCAGTAATAATATAAGATGACGGTCTCGCCGCGATAGCATAATCAGTTTCTTTAACATTCATTTCAGTTTTATTGTTTAATCCTCGGTTTAATAATCTCAGTTCATAATTTTCACCCGTACTAATCTTCATGAATGATTCAAAGATGACTATCACATCGGAAAGAGATAGCTGAGTATTGTCTCCCGCATATTGCAGGACATCTGCTATTCGGCGCACGATTGTTAAATGAAAATCGGCACGCTCAATGGGGGATAATAATTTTAAATTTGGTAATCCAGAATCAGTTGCTAGACGTTGCATGTTCTCTGCTCCTATATAACTGCCTGACTTGAGACATCGCTTGCTCTTTTGAGTCAAACTTGCCGTATGAATATTCTCCGTCGCTGACTTGGTAGCGAGTTGTTTGATTAATCTTATTTCTCGGCAACCGGCGAATTGCAAAAGCGCCGTAACTCTCTGTGTGATTGCTAACATGTTTTAAAATGAGATTTGTGTGATTCATCATTATCACCTCAGCTATTTTTAATAGCATCTTTCAGCATCGCTATTAAATTTACTTCGATTTTCTCTTTTGGTTGTTGCTTTGGCCTAATAATAATTCGGCCATCGCTGACCATTCCTCTACATGTATCTACAGGAATACCACTTAAGCGTGAGTATTCATCAATTGATACATATGGGACAGGAACGCTGATATTTATTGTAATGTTTTTCATATCGCCTCTTTAATCCGCTTGAAGTTCGGACTCAATAGCTACCATTCCGGCAAGATGAACAAGTCTCGCCATACTAGAAAGTGAGCGACCTTCTTTCTCAGCAAGTATTTCCAGCTCTAAACGCTCATCAGGGGAGAGACGTATCGGTACGGGATTTTTTGATACAACCCCCCTAGGAATACGTGATCGTTGAACATGTTTGACTTGTTTCATATTCATAATGATATATTGTGATCCACTAAGTTCCTGTACAACACAATCTAAGGAAGTTTTATTCTTATGTCAACAACAAAAGAGGCACTATTATTCCTAATTGGCTCTAGGTTGCGTGAAGAAAGGGAAAAAACAGGTAATAGCCAGGAAGCTGTAGCATCTGTTTTTGGTATCTCTACGCGCACTTGGGGAAAATATGAGAGAGGGGAAACAATGCCTGATGCAGCAACAATTACTCTTCTTGGCGAGAGATTTGGTATAGATATCTCATATGTACTTACAGGGAGGCGCACCCCTCAAACCAACATAACAAACGAGGAACAGAGGCTAATAGAAAATTATCGTGCGATGGACAGCGCGGCACAGTTAAATATGCAGGCAGTTAGCGATTCGTTCGCGCAGTCAAAGCCCAAAAAAGAGGCAGGATGATTAATTTTCTGATTGTGATTTACCTCACAATCACTGACTTCTAAATTAGCCCGATGATTTTGCTAAATTAGGGCCGTAGATATCTGTTACTTCAATTGCTTTGTATACCTATTGCCAGAAAACCTCAATACTCAATACTCAATACTCAATACTCAATACTCAATACTCAATACTCAATACTCAATACTCAATAAAAGGATACCAACAAAATGAAAATCAAAAAATTCACTCTTAGTTGTTTATTATTAACTTTATCATCTGTCGCTTTTGCAGTGCCTTTTAAGGGTATTACTAAAGATGAATATGGTGATGAATGGGCGTTCAATAGTAACGAAGCGCAATTACAGTGCATTTATGGCGGTGTCTTTATCATGGATCTAGACACAAATCGAGTGTATGCGATGACTGGTTTAGCCAATGCATTAGCTAGAAAAGGGAAGTATCCAGCAGAAGACATCAACAACTCAGATTACTGGAAAGATAATCCACACATGCCCGGAGCAAAAATAAGCCTAGGACCTTTTATTGATGCCGCATTAGAACTTTGTAATAAGTGATTGCAATATCAACAGCATTATTAAATGCTGTTGATTGACTTAGGAGATAATTATGACTACTTTTTTGTGGGTACTAGGGACCATTATTGTGTTTTCCATTGGTACATATGCTACCACGGAAGAAAATAAAAAATTAAAAGAACAAGCAAAAAAAACAGACGAGCAACTAAAAATACAAGATGAACAATTAAGAATACAAGATAACCTTATTAGGGGTTACAAGTCAGATATAGAAACTCTCAAAAATGGTTTCCTTTTAAATTTCAAATCGGAAAGAGAATTCCAGAACTATCTTAAAACTCTGAGTGATGATGAGCTTTGGGAACTTCAAATGGAAGTAGAGAGCTATATAGACAAAAGAGAAAGGGGAGAAAATGATGATAATGATATAGAACATAATGTTGACGTATGGAATGAATCACAATCCAATGAATTTAAAGAAAATTTATCTATCATATGGGCTGATAGTCCTATCAGTGTAGAATTCAGTTACAGAGATTTAAACAATAACAGAAGTAGGAGAAATGTTTTATTAAATGAGGTTTCGATAAACTCAGAAGATGAACCATATTTTAATTGCTTCTGTATGAATGCATCTGATAACAGAATATTCAAAGTAAAACGGATAACATCAAAGATCCAATACGCAGGAAAGAAATACAGTAAAGAAGAATTTTTTAATGATATTTTACAATTAAATTCTTGGAAATTTCTATGACAGTAAGAAAATTACAATCTGGCAAATGGATTTGTGAATGCTACCCCAACGGACGAGATGGAAAGCGAGTAAGAAAACAGTTTGCCACAAAAGGAGAGGCACTTTCATTTGATCGTCGTATGACTTCCACAGAACATTTAGACATTAACGCTGAAAATACTCAAAAGTTAAGCGACTTGGTTGATCGTTGGTATGAAATGCACGGCCAAACACTTAATGATGGCAAGTCACGCAAAACTAAATTAGATACCTTATGTAAACGATTAGGTGATCCCTTTGCTATTGATTTCGATAAAAATGCATTTGCTATTTATCGAGAAGAAAGACTAAATGGCAAATGGAACGCAAAAGGCCGAGAATCACCGGCACAATCTACAGTTAATAGAGAGCAATCATATTTGCATGCCGTATTCTCTGAATTAAAGAGAATGGGTGAATGGGAAAGAGACAACCCTCTAAGTGGCATCAGACAATTCAAAGAAGGAGACCAAGAACTAGCATTTCTGTACCAAGAAGAGATTAAACGCCTATTGGACGCCTGCGATGATTCCAAAAATAAAGACCTAGGCAATGTTGTGCGTATCTGTCTTGCAACTGGAGCCCGATGGGGAGAGGCACAAAAATTAACTCAATCCCAAGTAATGAAATACAAAGTGACATTCACAAAAACAAAAAGTAGCAAAAATCGTACAGTACCAATATCAAAACGATTATACGATAGATTACCGAAGCGCCGAGGAATTCTATTTTCGAACTGTTACGACGCTTTTGAAGGAGCATTATCAAGAGCGGGAATAACTCTCCCAGATGGACAATTAACCCATGTGCTCCGTCATACATTTGCATCACATTTTATGACCCGCGGCGGCAATATTTTAGTACTACAACAAATATTAGGTCACAGCACTATAAATATGACAATGCGCTATGCGCACTTTGCTCCAGAGCATCTTGATTTGGCGCTAACTCTCAACCCTTACGATCAGATTGAAGATGACTAATTTCAAGTGGCGACAACATCATATATAGCTCTACATCAATGCACATATATAAAATATAACCAACTGATTTAACTTAACTTATTGTTTCTTAAAATGCTGTGATGGTTTTTAAAATCCCTCGGCTGTAAGGCTGTGCGGGTTCAAGTCCCGCCCTGGGCACCAAATGAAATTCGCTGATAAAACAGTGAGTTAGAAAAAAGAAAAGGCCACCGCAAGGTGGCTTTTTTTATGCCGGCCCCTCCCCTTCCTAACATGCTTTCCTAACATCGCTGTGGTGCAATGAATAAATATTCACTAAAAGCGCTCAATTAATCCTCTTTTCTAATCTGCCTGTACGGCAGTGCGCATTACGGGTCTGACTATATTCAAGGATTTCTATTTCTAAGCTGCCTGTACGGCAGTGCACCGCCCACTCTCCCTTTGTGTGCGGGAGAAGTTTTTCTAAGCTGCCTGTACGGCAGTGCACTAACCCTCACTATATAGAAGAGTGCAAACGTATTTCTAAGCTGCCTGTACGGCAGTGCACCTTTAAAGAGTAATGATAAGCAGGAAATTACGTTTCTAAGCTGCCTGTACGGCAGTGCACTAACCCTCACTATATAGAAGAGTGCAAACGTATTTCTAAGCTGCCTGTACGGCAGTGCACCTTTAAAGAGTAATGATAAGCAGGAAATTACGTTTCTAAGCTGCCTGTACGGCAGTGCACACTTAATGCTTTGCCATTAATTTTCCGGCTGTTTTCTAAGCTGCCTGTACGGCAGTGCACTTGTTACATATTAACCCCAACCTATTGAATGTTAAAGAGCAACCATGATAAAAAATAAAAAACCCTTTTTTGTGGGATAAACAATATTTACTTAAAAATCAATAAATTAAAATTTGCCGTTAAAAAAGGGTCAAAATTTTTTCCATCCAAGTAGAAAGCAGTCTCTTCTTCTATTTCTAGCTATCAAGCGTATTTTTGTTCAGCCATTACGCCGCTCTCACTATGTAATTAAATGCTATGTTGCGAGGGCGGTTCTCTGAGGCTACAGGAACAACCCTTGACGCCTCGAACCCAAAGCCGTATGGAGTATCTGTGTCAGAAATATTTATCGATTTGAAACTGCCATCTGTCGCTATTCCAAGAACTTGACTAGCATAAAAAGCCCCTCTTGTTGCCAAATGATAATTTAGTGCTATCATGCCGGCGAACGAACCCTGAATATTTCGGATAGCATCCCCCTGATGCGTTAAAATTCTACGGCCACTATCAATACCTCGTCTATCATCCCAACCCCGAATAAATTCTCCTCTCAAATCAGGTAAGTTACCATCAGGATAAGCTTCTGCTAATTTCGGAAATTTCGACTTATCAAAGACCGCCCCATTACACTGCAACCACCCAGCAGGCGGCACGGCAGTCGGCCAAGGAACAGGAATACCGACAGGAATGTTAGAGGTATCTGAAATTTTCTGTTCTAATGCTTTATTTAATTGAGCGGTAAGCTTGGTTATATCACCATTATCTAAAACATCCTCGCCAGATTGTTCCGCAATAAAATTAGCTATGACGGCTGATATAGTTGATGATTGATCCAACGCCTTATTTAACAAATGAGAGTGAACATCATTTGAAGGAAACTCTGTCTGCAAATCCGAACTTATTTTATATTTCTCTTGACTCACTATGTTTTTATTATTAATAACAGAGAGAGCTTTAAAATCATTCTTGGGACTCATATGTCCTCCTTGAATTAAATAACATTATTTCGCAACTCACATCAATCAAAGTCTTTACCTCGGCTGTTCCGGCCATTCAATATCGGGAGACAATGAAATATTTACTCTATTGAGCATTACCCTATATTTTCTCCATGTCAGTAAGGCGGATTTTTCTACTTCGGTAGCGATATTTAAATCAACAGCATCTTGCAGTAATGCAATGGATTCACTCGCGTGTCGCAACAGAGTTACACGCTGCTGTTCCGCTTGTTCAATTTGATTTGCTTTTAGAGCTACATTATCAGTGACCCATTTTGTGCCATCCCATTTATCAAAACCGGTGGTCGGTTGCTTGAAGGTCAGAGTTTCAGGTAATTCACCCAGTTCAGTGATTTTCTGTTGAGTTAATGTTAACGTGTCGTAAGCTATTTTCCCCCGATAATCAGGGACGATCTCCCAACACTTACCGTCTTCACTGCGACAAACAGCCACATCATCAGAATCGGGAAAGTCTGGTGCATCTAAATAAGAATGTGCTGATAAACTGACACCGAGCATGACATATTCAATACCAGCGTTAATAAATTCTCTTGTTATTTGATTCGTGTGATAAACTTTTATCCAACCGGGTTGAATTGCTAATCCGTCTTCACCCAATACAGCGGTTTCATGTTCTAACGCGTATTTTTGTTCTGTCATTATGCTGCATGCTGCTGCTCTCACTATGTAGTTAAATGCTATATTACGGGGCCTCGATACCCCTATAAATGCGGAATTCGCAATCCAGTCTGCCTGAGCTTTATAATATACAGCTTTTACCGAAGTATTTTTATTTTGTGGAATATCCCACTGCAATTTTGCAAACTCATTGCGTGAGAGGGTAATCATAAAATTATTAGCCCGATCAACATTCTGTACCAAATAAGCCCCTTCCTGCCATGACAATATTGAACGAGATGGATCCACATTTCGCCCACTATCCCAGCCACGGATAAATTCTCCCCTTAGATCGGGCAATCTGCCGTCAGGATAAGCTTCTGCTAACTTTGGGTACTGCAATTTATTGAAAAATGCACCGTTACAAACGAGATAGTTGACAGGTGGATAGGGTAACGGCCACGGAATGGGGGAACCCACAGGTATATTAATTTCTTCACGTAATGAATTTATTATTTCCTGAGCAAGTTTTTGTGTAACCGCCAATGTATTGCTATTGCCAACCACATTTGTAAGTTGAACAATACCTTTCTGTGTTAATGAAGCATCAGGAACCTTTATTGTCATTTTCTGTTCCAGCGCTCTATTTAATTGGCTGGTGAGTTTCTCTATATTCCCATCATCCAGAACATCATTGCCAGATTGTGTAGCGATAAAATTAGCGACTACAGAGGATATCGTGGAAGACTGACGTAATGCCTTATTTAGCATATCAGTGGTAATACCATCTTGTGGAAACCCAGTCTGCAAATTCTGATTTTCTTCATATTTTTCTTGGCTAATTACATTAGCATTATCGCTAATAGAAAAAGCTTTAAAATCATTTTTTTGACTCATATCCTTACTCCTTAAGCAAAATAATATTTTTTATAATCAACATATTTAATTACTGTAAAAATAATCCGTCTGTAATTCATTAAAATCAAAGTCTAGTTCAGAAAGAAGAGTAATACAGCATTCCTATTTATTAGGAGATTGACTATTTTTATATAATTAGCAGTAATAAGTAATTAAATATTTTAGAATCGAAAACATACCCAAACCATTTATATTTAACATCTGAAAACTATTCTGCTCTTATTCCTTCTATCTCTTCCTGTAACGCCTGCTATTTTAAATTCCAAGATGAATCTTCTGGCATTTGGACACGAATATCTAAGCGACGGTGTTCTGGAATGTCATAGGCTCTCTATCTTCATAAAACACACATTCATTGTTCTCAACGATACACTTGAGCCGACAGTTCTGAAAATAGATTGGTAAGTGAAAATGTTGGTTTTTTAAGCTGCCTGTACGGCAGTGCACAATAAAAACGCACACCCTCATAACTAAAAGGTTTTCTAAGCTGCCTGTACGGCAGTGCACACATGGACGCAGGCATGGCCCATCTACACTATTTTCTAAGCTGCCTGTACGGCAGTGCACCTGGGAACTGACTTTTTCGGCCAGTTGATGCGTTTTCTAAGCTGCCTGTACGGCAGTGCACCTGTCATGATTATCTCGCTATGTTAGTTGTATTTTCTAAGCTGCCTGTACGGCAGTGCACGCGCCAATCAAGATTTATGGTGAAACCACTGATTTCTAAGCTGCCTGTACGGCAGTGCACTTCACTTACTGTGTTTGCAGCTGAACGAATATTTTCTAAGCTGCCTGTACGGCAGTGCACTTGGTTATTTTTATCCTAACCTACACTCAAGATTTCTAAGCTGCCTGTACGGCAGTGCACTGTTACATATTAACCCCAACCTATTGAATGTTAAAGAGCAACCATTATAAAAAATAAAAAACCCTTTTTTGTGGGATAAACAATATTTACCGAAAAATCAACAGATTAAAATTTACCGTTAAAAAAGGGTCAAAATTTTTTCCATCCAAGTAGAAAGCCGTCTCTCTTTCTATTTCCGGCTATCAAGCGTATTTTTGTTCAGCCATTACGCCGCTCTTACTATGTAATTAAAGGCGATGTTGCGAGGACGGTTCTCCGAAGCTACAGGAACAACCCTTGACGTGTCGAACCCAAAACCGTATGTAGTGTATACAGCATCCCGGGTAAAATGATCTACTGATTTAGGATTACCATCTGTAGCCACGCCAAAAGTTGCGTTACCGTAAAAAACCCCTTTTGCTGCCAGCTCAAAATGAAGTGCTATTGCCCCAGGAAATGAACCTACAATATTTCTAATGGCATCCCCTTGATGAGTTAAAATTCCACGGCCGCTATCAATACCACGACCATCATCCCATCCGCGAATAAATTCGCCTCTTAAATCAGGTAATCTACCGTCAGGATAAGCTTCCGCCAACTTCGGATACTGTAATTTATTAAAAGCTGAACCATTACAAGTGAAATAACCGAATGGTGGATGAGGTAACGGCCACGGAATAGGAGAACCGACAGGAATTTCATTGGCTGTTTTCATCCGGTTGTCTATCTCTTCGCGGGTATATTCACGTAATGAATTTATTACTTCCTGAACAAGCTTTTGTGTAACCGCCAATGTATCGCTATTACCAACCACATTTGTAAGCTGGACAACACCTTTTTGTGTTAATGAAGCACTGGGAATATCTGTTGTCATTTTTTGCTCTAGCGCTTTATTTAATTGAGCGGTGAGTTTGGCTATGTTTCCATCATCCAGAACATCATTGCCAGATCGTGTCGCGATAAAATCAGTCACGGCAGATGATACCGCTGACGCTTGACGTAATACCTTATTTAATAAGTGGGTGGGAACATTATCTGGTGAAAATCCAGTTTGTAAACTCTGATTTACCTCGTATTTGTCTTGACTGATTACATTCGCATTATCACTAGTAGAAAAAGCCTTAAAATCATTCTTATAACTCATATACTTTCTCCTGCAATTAAATAATATTATTTTACAACCAATATATTGAATTATTGTAAAAACAATCTCTCTTGCAATTCACGCCAATCAAGTCTAGTTCAGAAAAAGAATAATGCAGCGTTCTTATTACTTATAAGGTTAATTATTTTTATATAATTGGTAGTAATAAATAGTTCAACATTAGAAACGACAGCCGGAAATTTATCTATTAATACCCATTACGTATCACTATTGACATTTTAATTAAATTACCCAGATATACGTCTCACTGCCAACCCAGTAATTTCCCTGTTTTTTCTCTTTTTTCTGCAAGATGGTTTGACTGGATTTACTATGTTTACGCTTGACGGTGACTTTTTCTTGAGATTCACCTGTATTTCGTCAACAAAAATTCACATAGCCAGGTTTGCCAAATTGATCTATATCCAATGGATTTCAAGATGGATCGCGACGGCAAGGGAGTGAATTCCCGGGAGCAGAGATAACGATGTGACCGGGGTGAGCGAGTGCTGCCAACAAAGAGGCAACTTGAAAGATAACGGGTATATTTGGCTAAATTCGATATTTTTAATATAATCCATATCTGAAAAATGATACGGCTAATCAGTGCAGGGTTTTGATAGAAAAATGAACAAGGTATTATCACATAAAGAAGAGCTAAGCCATTTAACAGCATGTTTACTCAGCGAAGTTATCTGTTCACGGACATCGTTTTCATGGTTCAAAGCAATCCATCGAGCCCTTAAATGCCCAGACCGCAGGTTCTATTTCTGGTGGAGAATTGCTAATTACTTATATAGGACAAATAAAGCCAAGAAAATCTCGATTCGTATCAATAGAAATTTAAGAAATAAATATGGATGTGATTTAGGATTAGGCTGCTATATAAGAAAAAATTTACGTATATCTCATTATGTTGGCATTGTTATTTCCCGCACTTGCATTATTGGTGATAATTTTCATGTTTTACAAAATACAACCATTGGCGTTCTTAATGAAGATATTCAAGGGAAAATAAGTATAGGTAATGATGTAAAAATAGGTGCAAATTCTTGTATTATAAGTGACAACATAACAATTGGAGATAATGTCTACATAGGCGCCATGTCATTTATCAATAAAGATATCCCTGCTGATTGTATTGCATATACGCCTAAATCTCAAAATGAGATAAAGATAAAAAAGCAAAAAATAATTAATTGAACATTCCAATTTAAAATAAAAAATGGTAACACAATATGTTTTTAAAATATAAATATCTTTTAAAACTAGGTATGCTCTGTAAGCAGAATATAACAAAATCAATATACAGAAATGTATCCAGTAAAAAAATGAAACACAATATGAACTTTTGGCCTCACATAAAGATCTCAAGAAACATTAATGGCAAAATCGACGCCGTTTCATTCAATAAGAAAAGTATAAACATCAATGAATTCCCAAAAAAATCAGAAAAACCCTTAATCATTATTGCATCTGGACCGTCGGTATCTACCATCAAAACAGATTTTTTTGATGATACCAAATTTGATATTATGGGTGTTAACGGCTCGTATGAATTATCACCAGAGGTAAAATTCAAATATCATGTTATAATTGACCGAACATTCATTCTAAATAGGAAGAATATCGTTTTAAATATATTAAAAGATAATGAATTGATACTCTTCACAACAATGGATTGTCTCAATGATATCTTAATTCATTACGGTTATCTTGAATTAAAATGTAAAGTCATTATTATTGAGAACATTGACCAGCCAGTTTATCAACAGGAAAAAGAACTTTTTGAAATAAAGAGTGATGAAATAATAATACAGAACAGTGTCGCCTTCTCATTGAACTTAAATCTCGGATTCTACAACGGAACAACAGTGGCATATTCTGCTTTGCAAATAGCATTTTTTTTGGGGTATAAAGAAATATATTTCGCAGGTCTAGACATGAACAATTTTTCAAAACCAAGGTTTTATGAAACCCAAAATGACAAGCTAGATACCAAATTAAATAATAACTTACATGATTTCATCATTCCTTGTTTCAACCTGGCTCATGAAATAGCCATAAGAAAAGGAGTTAAAATTTATAATCTATCGAAAAATAGCGCTATAAATTCATTTGAAAAGTTAGATTATAGAAAAATTTAAGTCATTAGATTTCTTATAAGCAGAGCAACGAGATAATTAATAAATTTTTCATATTCCTAGATTGATTTATTTTTTATCTCAAAAATTTTAACCATTATAATTTTACAAAAAGTTAAAATGATCACAGATACATTTCATTTGGTCTTATTTCAATTAAGGGATTTTTATTAATTCCCAAAATGTTAAATCTATTGTTCGATATACTCTATGGATTTCAAGATGGATCGCGGCGGCAAGGGAGCGAATCCCCGGGAGCATAGATAACTATGTGACCGGGGTGAGTGAGTGCAGCCAACAAAGAAGCAACTTGAAAGATGACGGGTATACAATATGCCGAGACTATTGATACCCATTCATCACTAATGAACATCGAAAAAAATAAGTATTACCGGCTATAGTTGGACATTCATAAAAAACACCCTTACTAAATAATTTTTCTGTGAAATAATATTCATAAATACATTTATGTTTATTTAAAATTTCATTGTTAAATAATAAATAATTTAATTAATAGTTATTTTACCTTGAAAAGCAAATTGTTATTCTATGCTATAGAATCAAATCATGTTACGTAGAATTATTACTTAAATCATTCAGATAATGTCTTAAGTAATCACCAAGGATTTACTATGCAAAATATAAAAAGTAAACTAATCAGTATCACTTTAATCTTAACGTGTACGAAGAATAAAAATGGAGTCATTTAAACATATAAATTATATTTGATAATCTTAAAATATGAACAAGAATTCCGTTACTAAGATAAAACATACTTTGAAACGATGCAGAGCCACTTTGCTAGAAACTCACTCATTTGGAGACCACGACAAGAAAAATAACTACCCTCTTTTACACCCTATAAACATTGATCACTTAGGGTCGCCGAATATTATATACCCTATGGATTTCAAGATGCATCGCGACGGCAAGGGAACGAATCCCCGGGAGCATAGGTAACTATGTGACCGGGGTGAGCGAATGCAGCCAACAAAGAGGTAACTTGAGAGATAACGGGTATAAATTTATCATCACTATAATAGGCATTAATCATGAAAAAAATTAATGGAACATACATTTCATCACAAATAATAAACACAATGGAAGCAAGCAATGAACCGTGGGGAATCAAAGATAAAAATTCACGCTTTATTTATGGTAACCCGGCCCTAAAATCTATTCAAAACATTCCAACATCATTTGATTATGAAGGGCTTTTTGATGACGAACTTCCTTGGGGTGGAGCGGCGTTTGCAAAAGAATTTATTGATCATGATAAAATTGTAATGACAAAAGGGAAAAGAATCTGTTCACTTGAAACATATACATATGGAAAAGAAAACATTTTATCGTCTTACTTCCAAGAAAAATTACCACTATATAACGATGCAAAGGAATGTATAGGCATACTTTTTCATGGATGGAAAGCCAAAGATTTTTCATTAATAAACTTATATCAATATTATAACGTTCTCCCCACATCTATTATATTTCAACCACCAACAGATACTTTTACCCAACGTGAGTGGGATATTATTTTCTTCTTTTTACAAAAATATACCAGGAAACAGATTGGAAAAATATTAAATATCTCTTACCGTACAATTGAATCCCATATGGCCAATATATATCATAAGATAGGTGTTGATTCCAACCAACAACTGGAAGAATATTGTCTCATCAACAATTTTAAACGTTATGTACCCGAAAAATTTTTACTATTTTAATAATTTTATTTACTATTTTTTAGTCATAAAAAACATGATTAAATAGTTTATCGCTGTCGGTATGATACAGGTAATATATGAAAATTATACCGACACAATTTTCATATATTAGAAACATCAGTTATATAAACAGTTTACTGCCTATCTCAATAGGGCTATTTTATTTGCCATTTTGAACCTGGGCAGTGCTCAAAATCCTCACGTACTACGTGTACGCTCCGGTTTTTCCGCGCTGTCCGTGTTCAAACTGCCTGCAACAATTACGCCTATTTTATTTTTAGAAAAATAATTATTTCCTGTTACAGTTACTCATATTTAAAGTTCACATCTTAAATAAAAATAAATTTAATCAGCAGAAAGAATTGGCTTTTTTCCATCATAAAACACAGCTATTTTAAATATCACAAACAAATAAATCATTTAAATAATATCATTATTGAACTAATTTATCTGTGTAAAATTGATCGATTCTCAACTGATAAATTACTCTCATCCATTATAGAAAACACGGTTAATTATATTAAGAAAATTTACCTCAAATTAAATCTATAATGGCATGCACAACTAAACAATTCTCGTAATAAAAATAGCCACAATAATTATTTTCTGAAAAAGTCTATTATTACTGATAATAAAGTATTAAACTGATAATATGATTCAAACATATCACAACTTAAACCCAAAATGGGTAAAAAGGAATTATAATATGAGTAATCGCATAGCTATATCATCTCAAGTTATTAATACATTGGCAGTAAGCAACGAGCCTTGGGGAATTAAAGATAAAAACTCATGCTTTATTTACGGTAATCTAGCATTAAAATCTCTTCAGAACTTTTCAAATTCATTTGAATTTGAAGGGGCCTATGAAAATGAACTTCCTTGGGATAGCGCTAAATTTGCGGAACAATTTATTAATCATGATAAAAAGGTAATGGAAAAACAGCAGAGAATATGTTCAATCGAAACCCATATATTTGGCAGAGAGCAAATCCTATCGTCTTACTTTTTCGAAAAATCACCTTTTTACCATAAAGATGGAGATTGCATCGGAGTCATATATCATGGTTGGAAAGCAAAAAACTATTCATTAGCCTATTTACATCAATACCACGACAAACTACCGGCCTCAATTATGCTGCAACCACCAACGGATCTTTTTACTCACCGTGAATGGGATATCATTTTCCTCTTTTTACAGAAAAATACCAGAAAGCAGATTGGGCGGATACTGAATCTAGCTTATCGCACTATTGAATATTATATGACTCGGATATACCGTAAGATAGGAATTAATTCCAGCCAACAACTGGAAGCGTATTGTCGAGCCAATAATTTTAATTACTATATACCGGAAAAGTTTTTATTGTCTTAAATTACGTATTTATTCCTAGTTTTTACATATTACCCTTATCCATTATTAATGGAGAAAATAATCCGCCCTGTTTAAATATTTCATTTAAAAACATCATATTAGGGATATACCCTATGGATTTCAAGATGCATCGCGACGGCAAGGGAGTAAATCCCCGGGAGCATAGGTAACTATGTGACTGGGGTGAGCGAGCGCAGCCAACAAAGAGGCAACTTGAAGGATAACGGGTATATAATCACGGAAATCCTTCTCTTCTGGCATTGGCAGCGATTCAATATCACTACCCTCTTTATCCGGGATTGGTAATACGGTTATTTACGACGGAATAAACGACTGCTCTTCATTTCCGGTATGCGGTGGAGCCTTGCATTCCTGTTCATTCGGCGTCCATAAAATCGTCGGTCGATTTTCTCCCGGCTCCCAGAATTCATAATTACCGGTAGTCGGATTCAATCTCATCATACGAACCAGCACGTTATCCAAACCACTTTCCGGGCTGACATGATAGCCCTGAACCGTCATCTTTCCGTTTTTTTCATCTCTGATCCAACGAAAGCGAATACGAGTCAGCGCCTTACCGGACCGTTCCGCAATTTTACTCAGGTGATACCGATTTAATTCGTCCTCTTCGCCTTGATAATGAAAATCAGGTCAATTTTTTGCCTCCGACGTTACCTCGCCGGCACTGTCAAAGCAGAAAATCATTGATACAAACTGTGGGAAATAGAGTAAGAACGTGATGGTGGCAAACATCTAAGTGGAACTTGAAATACAACTTTATATCTTGGGCTATACCATTTTAAGTAAGTTTTTTACTTAATTATTCTTCGATAATTTAATTTCATAGAATTTACCTAACCTTAATTTTATTTAAGAATAGCTATTGTCAGCAGTAGGAAAATTCAAACTCGGTTTTTAGATTGAAAACTCTATTTAGTTGATTATTCTGATAATTCCAAAATATAGTTTATCTAATTACAATGCTCTAAATACGCCGTTTAAAAAGCATTCTTTAATTGATCGAATATTATTCCGATTAAATGTCATTTTTTCGCCATTATCCCGCGCCAAAAATAACGCCTTCTTTTTCATTCTATTACCTATCATCGTTATAACAACCGCTCCTTCACGCTTCGATTAATGACAGAAAGTTTTGATCTACGTCACTTAATTATTCATGACTTAAAAAATTTATTCATTAATTTTGCTGTTTAATAAGTTAACTAAAATATTTTTATACTAAATAGTATTTTTAGTTATATTCATTAATGTTAAAAGTATCACTATATAACAATAAAAGGTTTAATTAATAAATATATGTATTTTGACGAGCAAGTTATTATATTCTATTATATTACCAAGGCATTTTAAGTATAATTAGTTAGCAAACATGTCAGATAACAACTGAAATAATCATTCAGGAGTCACTAATGCAACATATAAAAAATAGACCTAATAATATCACCCCACAATTAATTCATATGTGGGAAAACAGTGATGAACCTTGGGGAGCTAAAGATCTCCAATCGAGATTTATTTACGCCAATTCCGCTTTTTATCAACTACACAATTTACCTGACGATTTCGAGATTACCGGGCTTACCACAGGTGAATTACCCTCACCTATTGCAGAATATGAAAAAGAATTCCATCGTCAGGATCAAAAAGTTCTTCAAACTATGCAACGTGTTAGTTCACTAGAAACGCATCCATTTGAAGAACATAAGATTAAGCAAATCTATCTTTGTAATAAATACCCACTTTGCGATGAAGATGGCAATTGTATTGGGCTCACTTTTCATATGTGCAAAACCAAAAACTTTTCTACTGCCTACTATTATGATAAAACCCCTCCGGCAACGTTGGAATTTATCGCCCCTAATGACAAATTGACACAAACTGAATGGGAAGTTCTCTTTCTAACGCTACGTTCATTAGATGAAGAGAAAATCGGTGAAGCGTTAATGATAAGTGCCGAAGATGTGGTTAATCATATTCAGTCAATCTACCAAAAATTCAATTTATCATTACACGAAGAATTAAAAGATTTCTGTAAAGAAAATAAACTTGACGCTTATATTCCTGCAAGATTTGTCACTATCGGCAGTGTGGAATTAAATTGATTACAAAATTAAATATCAATAAGCTAATTTTAAGGCTAGAAAAAGGAATGATACTATGAGTAACAAGATAATTTCATCGCAAATCATTAACACAATGAAGCAATGTAATGATCCTTGGGGAATAAAAGACAAGAACTCATGCTTTATTTATGCTAATCAATCATTTAAAACCCTCCAAAATCTTTCAAATTCTTTTGACTATGAAGGAGTTTTTGATGATGAAATTCCCTGGGATGGAGCTGAATTTGCAAAAGAATTTATTACTCATGATAAAACTGTAATGACAAAAGAACAAAGAGTGTGTTCACTTGAAACGCATGTATATGGGAAAAATCAAATTCTGTCATCCTATTTTTTTGAAAAGCTACCTATTTATCATGAAGATGGTAGCTGCATGGGGATTCTATTTCATGGTTGGCAAGCTCAGGATTTCTCATTCACCCGGCTATTTTATGGAAAACTGCCGGCATCTATTATGTTCCAACCACCGACCGATCTCTTTACTCAACGGGAATGGGATGTTATTTTCCTGATGTTACACAAATATACCAGTAAGCAAATCGGTAGGATGTTAAATATTTCCTATCGTACGGTTGAAACCCATATCTCACGCATATATAAACGAATTGGTCTTCATTCTACTCGTCAATTAGAAGATTATTGCCGTACCAATGATTATGATCTCTATGTACCAGAAAGGTTTGTGCATCCAGAAAGCAGAATGTTTCCCTGATCCTTAGATTAAAAGGAGCTTTTACTGATATGAAGAAGAACTACGCACTATCACCTCAGATTATTAATACAATGGAAATGGAAAATGAGCCGTGGGGAATAACGGATAGTTCTTCAAACTTTATTTACAGCAATGCAGCTAAAGAAAAAGGGGTAATAGCATGGACAATAAACTAATTATTTCATCTCAAGTTATTAATACAATGGAGCAGAGTAATGCCCCGTGGGCAATAAAGGATAAAAACTCACGCTTCATGTATGCCAATCAAGCATGTAAACATCTTCAAAACATTTCAAGCTCTTTTGACTATGAAGGACTTTACGATGATGAAATTCCTTGGGGTGGGGCCGAATTTGCCAAAGAATATATCATTCATGATCAAAAAGTGATGGAAAAAGAAGAAAGAATATGTTTGCTTTTAACACATAAATTTGGAAAAGAACAAATTCTTTCGTCTTATTTTTTTGAAAAATACCCTCTTTATCACGAAGACGGAAGCTGTATGGGAACGATGTTTCATGGTTGGCAAGTTCAGGATTTCTCATTCACCCGGTTATTTCATGGAAAATTGCCAGCCAATATTATGTTCCAACCACCGACCGATCTCTTTACTCAACGGGAATGGGATGTTATTTTCCTGATGTTACAAAAATATACCAATAAGCAAATCGGTATAATGTTAAATATTTCCTACCGTACAGTTGAAAACCATATCTCACGCATATGTAAACGAATTGGTCTTCATTCCAGTCGGCAATTGGAAGAATATTGTCGCACCAATGATTATGATCTCTACGTGCCAAAAAGATTTGTGCAACCTAGAAGCAAAATGTTTCCTTGACCATTAGATTAAAAAGGAGTAATAACATGAGCAATAAACTAATTATTTCATCTCAAGTTATTAATACAATGGAGCAGAGTAATGATCCTTGGGGAATAAAAGATGAGAATTCATGCCTTATTTATGTTAATTTGGCATTAAAATCTCTTCATAATGTTCCAAATTCTTTTAACTATGAAGGGCTTTTCGATGATGAAATTCCTTGGAATGGTGCTGAATTTGCTAAAGAACATGTGACTCAAGATAAAATAGTGATGGAAGAAAAAGAAAGGATATGTTCACTCGAAACACATCTATTTGGGAAAGAACAAATTCTGTCATCCTATTTTTGTGAAAAATACCCTCTTTACCACGAAGACGGAAGTTGTATGGGAACGATATTTCATGGTTGGCAAGTCCAGGATTTTTCATTCACCCGACTATTTTATGGAAAACTTCCTGCCTCTATATTATTTCAACCACCGACTGATCTCTTTACCCAACGGGAATGGGATGTTATTTTCCTCCTATTACACAAATATACCAGCAAGCAAATCGGTAGAATGTTAAATATTTCCTATCGTACGGTTGAAACCCATATATCACGCATATATAAACGAATTGGTCTTCATTCTACTCGTCAATTAGAAGATTATTGTCGCACCAATGATTATGATCTCTATGTACCAGAAAGGTTTGTGCATCCAGAAAGCAAAATGTTTCCTTGACCATTAGATTAAAAAGGAGTTTTTACTGATATGAAGAAGAACTATGCACTATCACCTCAGATTATTAATACAATAGAGATGAACAATAAGCCGTGGGGAATAACGGATAGTTCTTCAAACTTTATTTACAGCAATGCAGTTAAAGAAAAAGGAGTAATACATGGACAATAAACTAATTATTTCATCTCAAGTTATTAATACATTGAAGCAAAGTAATGACCCGTGGGGAATAAAGGATAAAAACTCATGCTTTATCTATGGCAATTTGGCATTAAAATCTCTTAAGAATTTTTCAAGTTCATTTGAATTTGAAGGACTTTATGAGCATGAGTTACCTTGGGATGGGGCCGAATTTGCCAAAGAATACATCGCTCATGATCAAAAGGTGATGGAAAAAGAAGAAAGAGTATGTTTGTTTTTAACACATACTTTTGGAAAAGAAAAAATTCTTTCATCTTATTTTTTTGAAAAATATCCTCTTTATCATGAAAACGGAAGTTGTATGGGAACGATATATCATGGTTGGCAAGCTCAGGATTTCTCATTCACCAGACTATTTCGTGGAAAATTGCCAGCCAATATTATGTTCCAGCCACCGACCGATCTCTTTACTCAACGGGAATGGGATGTTATTTTCCTGATGTTACAAAAATATACCAATAAGCAAATCGGTATAATGTTAAATATTTCCTACCGTACGGTTGAAAATCATATCTCACGTATATGTAAACGAATTGGTCTTCATTCCAGTCGGCAATTGGAAGAATATTGTCGCACCAATGATTATGATCTCTACGTGCCAAAAAGATTTGTGCAATCTGGAAGCAGAATGCTCCCTTAACCCTTAGATTAAAAAGGAGTTGTTACTAATATGAATAAGAACTATGTTATCTCTCCTCAGATTATTAATACAATGGAGATGAACAATGAGCCGTGGAGAATAACGGATAGTTCTTCAAACTTTATTTACAGCAATGCAGCTAAAGAAAAAGGAGTAATACATGGACAATAAATTAATTATTTCATCTCAAGTTATTAATACATTAGAGCAAAGTAATGATCCTTGGGGAATAAAGGATAAAAATTCATGCTTTATTTATGGTAATTTGGCATTAAAATCTATTAAGAATATTTCAAGTTCATTTGAATTTGAAGGGTTTTATGATGATGAAATACCTTGGGATGGAGCCGAATTTGCCAAGGAATACATCGCTCATGATCAAAAAGTGATGGAGAAAGAAGAAAGAGTGTGTTCACTAGAGACACATGTATTTGGGAAAGAACAAATTCTGTCATCCTACTTTTGTGCAAAATATCCTTTTTACCATGAAGACGGAAGTTGTATGGGAACGATATATCATGCTTGGCAAGCTCAGGATTTTTCATTCACTCGGTTATTTCGTGGAAAACTTCCAGCTTCTATATTATTTCAACCACCGACTGATCTCTTTACTCAACGAGAATGGGATGTTATTTTCCTGATGTTACAAAAATATACCAATAAGCAAATCGGTATAATGTTAAATATTTCCTACCGTACGGTTGAAAATCATATCTCACGCATATGTAAACGAATTGGTCTTCATTCCAGTCGGCAATTGGAAGAATATTGTCGCACCAATGATTATGATCTCTATGTGCCAAAAAGATTTGTGCAATCTGGAAGCAGAATGCTCCCTTAACCCTTAGATTAAAAAGGAGTTGTTACTAATATGAATAAGAACTATGTTATCTCTCCTCAGATTATTAATACAATGGAGATGAACAATGAGCCGTGGGGAATAACGGATAGTTCTTCAAACTTTATCTACAGCAATGCAGATAAAAAAAATTTATTCATAATGTTAAACAATTATTTGATTATAAACTACCCTAGGGTTTGGGGTAGTCGTGAGTTAAATAGATTATAAGATCAAATATCTAATTTTAAGGCTAGAAAGAGGAATGATAACATGGAAAATGAATTAATTATTTCATCTCAAGTTATTAATACAATGGAGCAGAGTAATGATCCTTGGGGAATAAAAGACAAGAACTCATGCTTTATTTATGGTAATTCAGCAACAAAACAGTTCATTCATGATTTTAAAAAATCATTTAATTATGAAGGGCTTTATGATGATGATCTCAACTGGGATGGAGCTGAATTTGCAAAAGAATTTATTGCTCATGATAAAAGTGTAATGGAAAGAGGAGGAAGGGTATGTTCTCTTGAAACACATCTGTTTGGCAAAGATAAATTTCTATCGTCTTACTTTTGTGAAAAAACGCCTATTTACCATGATAACGGGGATTGCATAGGAACTATATATCATATGTGGAAAGCTCAGGATTTTTCATTCACCCGGCTATTTTATGGAAAACTTCCTGCTTCTATATTATTTCAACCACCAACTGATCTCTTTACTCAACGGGAATGGGATGTTATTTTCCTCCTATTACACAAATATACCAGTAAGCAAATCGGTAGGATGCTAAATATTTCCTATCGTACGGTTGAAACCCATATATCACGCATATATAAACGAATTGGTCTTCATTCTACTCGTCAATTAGAAGATTATTGTCGCACCAATGATTATGATCTCTACGTGCCAAAAAGATTTGTGCAACCTAGAAGCAAAATGTTTCCTTGACCATTAGATTAAAAAGGAGTTTTTACTGATATGAAAAAGAACTATGCACTATCACCTCAGATTATTAGTACAATGGAGATGAACAATGAACCGTGGGAAATAACGGATAGTTCTTCAAACTTTATCTACAGCAATGCAGATAAAAAAATTTATTCATCAATGTTAAACAATTATTTGATTATAAACTATCCTAGGGTTTGAGGTAGTCGTGAGTTAAATATCAAATATCTAATTTTAAGGCTAGAAAGAGGAATGATAACATGGAAAATGAATTAATTATTTCGCCTCAAGTTATTAATACTATGCAACAAAGTAATGAACCTTGGGCAATCAAAGACAAAAACTCATGTTGGGTTTTTGGTAATTTGGCATTTAGACAAATCCAAAATCTCCCAGATTTATTTGATTATGAAGGGAAAAATGATAGTGAACTCCCCTGGAACGGGGCTGAATTTGCAAAAGAATTCGTTATTCACGATAAAAATGTTATGAAACAAGAGAAAAGAATATGTTCACTTGAAACACATACATATGGGAAAGATAAATTTCTATCATCTTATTTTTCGGAAAAATATCCAATCTATAATGATGAAAACGAATGTATCGGTCTCTTTCTCCATGCATGGAAAGCCCAAGATTTCTCACTTACTCGACTATTTTATGGAAAACTTCCTGCATCTATATTATTTCAACCACCGACTGATCTCTTTACTCAACGGGAATGGGATGTTATTTTCCTCCTATTACACAAATATACCAGCAAGCAAATCGGTAGAATGTTAAATATTTCCTATCGTACGGTTGAAACCCATATATCACGCATATATAAACGAATTGGTCTTCATTCTACTCGTCAATTAGAAGATTATTGTCGCACCAATGATTATGATCTCTATGTACCAGAAAGGTTTGTGCATCCAGAAAGCAAAATGTTTCCTTAACCCTTAAATTAAAAAGGAGTTGTTACTAATATGAAGAAGAACTATGTCATCTCTCCTCAGATTATTAATACAATGGAGCAAAGTAATGCCCCCTGGGCAATAAAAGATAAAAACTCATGCCACATTTATGTCAATCAGGCATGTAAACGTCTTCTCAATATTTCACGTTCCTTTGATTTTGAAGGGCTTTATGATAATGAATTACCCTGGAATGGGGCCGAATTTGCCAAAGAATACATCGCTCATGATCAAAAGGTGATGGAAAAAGAAGAAGGAGTATGTTTGCTTGTAACACATACTTTTGGAAAAGAACAAATTCTGTCATCCTATTTTTTTGAAAAACATCCTCTTTATCATGAAGACGGAAGTTGTATGGGAACTATTTATCATGGTTGGCAAGCTCAGGATTTTTCATTCACCCGATTATTTCATGGAAAATTACCCGCCAATATTATGTTCCAGCCACCGACTGATTTATTTACTCAACGGGAATGGGATGTTATTTTCCTCCTATTACACAAATATACCAGTAAGCAAATCGGTAGGATGCTAAATATTTCCTACCGTACGGTTGAAAACCATATCTCACGCATATGTAAACGAATTGGTCTTCATTCCAGTCGTCAATTGGAAGAATATTGTCGCACCAATGATTATGATCTCTATGTGCCAGAAAGGTTTGTGCATCCAGAAAGCAAAATGTTTCCTTAACCATTAGATTAAAAGGAGTTCTCACTAATATGAAGAAGAACTATGTCATCTCCCCTCAGATTATTAATACAATGGCGCAAAGTAATGAGCCCTGGGGAATAAAAGATAAAAACTCATGCTTTATTTATGCCAATCAAGCATGTAAACGTGTTCAAAATATTTCAAGCTCTTTTGACTATGAGGGGCTTTATGATTATGATCTTCCCTGGGATGGAGCCGAATTTGCTGAAGAATACATGACTCACGACAGAATGGTGATGGAAAAAGAAGAAAGGATGCGTTCACTTATAACACATGTACATGGAAAAGAACAAATTCTTTCATCTTATTTTTTTGAAAAACATCCTTTTTATCATGAAGACGGAAGCTGTATAGGAACAATATATCATGGTTGGCAAGCTCAGGATTTTTCATTCACCCGACTATTTCGTGGAAAATTACCCGCCAATATTATGTTCCAGCCACCGACCGATCGCTTTACTCAACGGGAATGGGATGTTATTTTTCTGATATTACACAAATATACCAGTAAGCAAATCGGTATAATATTAAATATTTCCTACCGTACGGTTGAAAACCATATCTCACGCATATGTAAACGAATTGGTCTTCATTCCAGTCGTCAATTGGAAGAATATTGTCGCACCAATGATTATGATCTCTATGTACCAGAAAGGTTTGTGCATCCAGAAAGCAGAATATTTCCTTAATCCTTAGATTAAAAAGGAGTTGTTACTAATATGAATAAGAACTATGTCATCTCTCCTCAGATTATTAATACAATGGAACAGAGTAATGAGCCCTGGGGAATAAAAGATAAAAACTCATGCTTTATTTATGTCAATCAGGCATGTAAACATCTTCAAAATATTTCAAGTTCTTTTGACTATGAAGGTCTTTATGAATATGAATTACCCTGGGATGGAGCCGAATTTGCCAAAGAATATATGCTTCATGATCAAAAAGTCATGGAACAGGAAAAGAGAATATGTTCACTCGAAACACATTTATTCGGAAAAGAACAAATTCTATCATCCTATTTTCTTGCAAAATATCCTCTCTATCATGAAAACGGAAGCTGTATGGGCGTGATATATCATGGTTGGCAAGCTCAGGATTTTTCATTCACCCGACTATTTCGTGGAAAATTACCCGCCAATATTATGTTCCAGCCACCTACCGATCGCTTTACTCAACGGGAATGGGATGTTATTTTCCTGATATTACACAAATATACCAATAAGCAAATCGGTATAATGTTAAATATTTCCTACCGTACGGTTGAAAACCATATCTCACGCATATGTAAACGAATTGGTCTTCATTCCAGTCGCCAATTGGAAGAATATTGTCGCACCAATGACTATGATCTCTATGTGCCAAAAAGATTTGTACATCCAGAAAGCAAAATGTTTCTTTAACCCTTAGATTAAAAAGGAATCTCACTAATATGAAGAAGAACCATGCCATCTCACCTCAGGTTATTAATACAATGGCGCAGAGTAATGAACCCTGGGGAATCAAGGATGAAAACTCATGCTTTATTTATGCTAATCAAGCATGTAATCGCGTTCAAAATATTTCACGCTCCTTTGACTATGAGGGTCTTTATGATTATGATCTTCCTTGGGACGGAGCTGAATTTTCTGAAGAGTATATGGCCAATGATAAAATAGTAATGGAAAAAGAAGAACGAATATGCTCACTTGTAACACATAAATTTTTTAAAGAGCAAATTCTGTCCTCTTACTTTTTTGAAAAATATCCTCTCTATCATGAAGACGGAAGCTGTATGGGAACAATATATCATGGTTGGCAAGTTCAGGATTTCTCATTCACCCGATTATTCCGTGGAAAATTGCCCGCCAATATTATGTTCCAACCACCGACCGATCGCTTTACTCAACGAGAATGGGATGTTATTTTCCTGATGTTACACAAATATAGCAATAAGCAAATCGGTATAATGTTAAATATTTCCTACCGTACGGTTGAAAACCATATCTCACGCATATGTAAACGAATTGGTCTTCATTCCAGTCGTCAATTGGAAGAATATTGTCGCACCAATGATTATGATCTCTATGTGCCAAAAAGATTTGTGCAACCTGGAAGCAGAACGTTTCCTTAATCCTTAGATTACAAAGGAGTTCTCACTAATATGAAGAAGAACTATGCAATATCACCTCAATTTATTAACACAATAGAAAAGTGCAATGAGCCGTGGGGAATAAAGGATAGTTCTTCAAACTTTATCTATGGCAATTCAGCTAAAAAAGATTTACTCGTGACTTTAAGCAATCATTTAATTATAAAGAATTTTATGATAATGAACCACCCTAGGATTTTAGGTAGTCGTGAGTTAAATTGATTATAAGATTAAAAAATCCAATTTCAAGGCTAAAGAAAAAGGAGTGATAACATGAGCAATAAACTAATTATTTCATCTCAAGTTATTAATACAATGGAGCAAAGTAATGAACCCTGGGGAATAAAAGATAAAAACACATGCTATATTTATGTCAATCAAGCATGTAAACGCCTTCAAAATATTTCAAGCTATTTTGACTATGAAGGGCTTTATGAGCATGAATTACCTTGGGATGGTGCCGAATTTGCCAAAGAATATATGGCCCATGACAGAAAGGTGGTAGAACAGGAGAAAAGAATATGTTCACTTGAGACACATATACATGGAAAAGAACAAATTCTATCATCTTACTTTTTTGCAAAATATCCTCTTTATCATGAAGACGGAAGCTGTGTAGGCATTATATATCATGGTTGGCAAGCTCAGGATCCCTCATTTACTTGGCTATTTCATGGAAAACTGCCGGCATCTATTATGTTCCAGCCACCGACTGATCTCTTTACTCAACGGGAATGGGATGTTATTTTCCTTATGCTACAAAAGCATAGCAGTAAACAAACCGGTAAGGTGTTAAATATTTCTTATCGTACGGTTGAAACTCATATTTCACGAATATATGGAAGAATTGGGGTTCATTCTAGTGATCAATTGGAAGAGTATTGTCGCACTCATGATTATCATCTCTATATGCCAAAGAAATTTATCCATCCAAAAAACAGAGTTTTTCTTTAACCTTTAGAATAAAGGAGTTTTACTAATATGAAAAATAACTATTCACTATCACCTCAAGTTATTAATACAATGGAAATAAGTAATGAACCGTGGGGAGTCAAGGATAGTTCTTCAAACTTTATCTACGGTAATTCAGCCACAAAAAAATTTATCCATAATTTTAAAGCGTCATTTGATTATGAAGGGCTTTATGATCATGAATTGCCCTGGGATGGTGCTGAATTCGCCAAGGAGTTTATTCTCCACGATAAAAGTGTCATGACTAAAGGCGAAAGAGTCTGTTCACTTGAAACCCATGTTTTTGGGCAAGAGCAAACTTTGTCATCCTATTTTTGTGAAAAATTGCCTCTTTATCATGATAATGGTCATTGTATGGGAATTATGTACCATATGTGGAAGGCTAAAGAGTATTCATTGACCTGCCTACATCAATATTATGATAAATTACCGCCATCCTTGCTATTCCAGCCCCCCTCCGATCTTTTTACTCAACAGGAGTGGGATATTATCTTTCTCTTCTTACAGAAACAGCCCAAAAAACAGATTGGGAAAATATTGAATATCGCCTATCATGAGGTTGAAGAACATATGCTAAGAATATATCGCAAAATCGGGATTCACTCCAGTCAACAGTTGGAAGAGTATTTTCGAGCCAATAATTTTGAGCACTATATCCCAGAAAGGTTTTTATTGTCTTAGATTACGTATTATTCCCCAGTTTCTACATGCTACCTTTGTTAGTTATTTATTGATAAAATATACGGCCCTATGGAAATATGCTTTGCTTTCAATGATGTATTTACATTCACTAAACAACCACCTACTAAAGTAGGTGGGTTAGTGATTAACGGACTGAAAGTCCGGATACGCGTCGGCTAAACGACGCGTCAATTATCCATCCTGAAATTATCATTCGGATTGGGTTCAAAATGATGT